GGACGGCCGGGTTCTGGATCTCGTCGGGACGCATCGCCCCGCGTCGCACGTTCTCGATGTCCAGCGGCGCGTTCCGGTCGGAGAACCCGCCAGACGGCATGAGCGGACGGGACGCGGGAACCTGACCCATCGTCATCTCGTTCGCCTTGAAGGCGTTGTCGAGCATCGAATTGGCGTCGGCCATCGGGACGACGGGCTGTCGGTTCTGCGGGTTGGCGTACCAGTCGTAGGCCGCTCGCCGCGCCGTCGGGCTCTTCACCTGGTAGGGCTTGAGCTTCCCGGCCTTCACCGCCAAGAGGTCTTGGTCCTCGCCGGAGGAGGCTGTCAGGTCTTGCGGCGTCGATGTGGGCAACGCCTGAAGGGCGGCATCCTCAAGGTCGGGGGCGTCGATGAGCGGTTGCTTTGCCATTGCTCATGGTTTATCGGCAGGAACGCCCCTGAACGCATCCGGGTTGGGCCACAACCCTTTCGGGCATTCCTCCCCCGGAAGCCGCGTCATCGCCCACGTGAAGCACTGGCACGGCTTCCCGTTTTTCTTTGGACACATGCAGCGCCCGTGGTCCCAGTCTGAGCACGCCTCGCACGCCTTGCGGCGGGCGGCCGTCAACTGCGGGAGCGCGATGCCGATACCTGCCTCCGAGCGGGCCATCTTCACCGCGCCGACGATCTTTCCGCAGCAGCCCATCAGGTCACCGTCCATGACATGCTGTCCGGCTCGCACGGGTCGCCGGGGTTGGCGTAGGAGAGCGCCCACGTCCACGAGGACGGCGCGAGGCTGATCCCGTATCGCTCGCGGACGTAGCCTCCGGAACCGCTCGGGTGGGTGCCGGTGGCGGTGAATCCGGTGCCGGCGGGGAACGACGTTCCTCCGCACCCGGCAGGGCACACCTGCCCGGTGTACGGCCCGTCGGTGACCACGTTCGTTCCCCCGTTGAAACCGGCCACGCCGATCAATGGGCCATACCCGGTGTCGGAGAGGTCGATGTCCACCGTGTCGGCGAACGGGAAGAACGTCGCCAGCGTGAACGATGTCGTGGACGTGACCGCCGTGGACGGGAACGACGCCTGATACGCGGTGCCCACGTACGCGGCCCGCACCTTGCAGCCGAGGAACCAGTCCTCGTCGTTCACCGTGCAGGTGATCCCGGCACCCGCGAATGTCGCGTTGAATGCGTGCGCGAACTGTGTCACCGGACCTATGAAGCGGATGATGCACGCCGAGTTGATCGTCACGACGAAGTACCCGTCGGAGTCGATGTCCTCGATCACGAACCCGAACGTACCCGTGGGGCACGTCGCCGTGAATGTCATCGCCGCGTTCCCGTAGAACGTCGTCGAGTCGTTGGTGTTCGCGCCGAAATCGGCCGCGATCGATGTCTCGGACGCCGGGTATGTCGTCGGGGCCGAGAAACAAGATCCGGTGTATCCGAAGAGGTCGTCGGGGGCCGAGCATTGCGTCATCCCCGAACCTCCGGTGAGCGTGTAGAACGGCAACCCGCCGCCACCTCCGCCGAAGTTGTTCGACCCGTACATCTGGTTGACCGGGTCGACTCCGACGCACACGTAGTCCATGTCCCAGCCGCTGTATGTGGGTTGGTCAGCGCTCAGGACCACCGGGGCCGAACCGGGGAATTCAAAGCTCCACGCCCCCTGAACGCACGCCGTCGGATCGGCGATGTCGCCGATGTCGACCGCGACGTTCCACGGCACCGAGAAGTCGAACCCTCCGGAGAACGGCACGACGATGTCCACGCCGACCGAGAAGTCCGGGCACTCGTCGGCCCGGAACGCGATGAGCCAGTCGATGTCGGACGCCCTGCCCTCGCACGTCGTCGTCGAGCCGTCGAAGAAGTACCACGCGCCGCCGACGTAGATCACCCAGCCCGACCCCGAGCCCGGCACGTCGTCGGCGTGGAGCCCCCACTCCCTCGCCGAGATGTACACCGTCTCCGCAGGCTGCGCCTCGCCGTCGCAGGGCTCGATGCACGGCGTGCAGAGCGTCCCCCTGTAGCAGTCGCCGCACGGGCAGCAGGATCGGTGGAGGCTCATCTCGTGACGAGCCCCTCGACGAGACAGCAATCGGTGACGAGCGTCCTAGCCGTAGATCCCGCACTCTTGACGATGTTGTGGCCGTGGCCGAGCACGCGGCTCGATCCGGTCGGGATGTCGGTCGTGTGCGTCTGGACGAGCGAACCGTTCAGGTAGAAGCCGACCGAAGTCCCCGCTGCGTTGACGCGAATCTCGTAGGAGATCCACGTGTCCGCTACGACCGTCACGCCAGAGTCGGTTGGGCTGCCCGTCGAGTTGCTGCGGGTCAGGCACTCCAGCTTGCCGCTGTTGGCCGAGTGCTGGTATCGGAAGCACACGCAGTCGGTGTATGTCGTGCTCGTGTAGGAGTCGTTGAACCCGATCATCACCGAGAACGTCTCGGTGCCGTCGGAGAGTGTTGGGATCTTGAAGCAGCCGACCGAACGCCATGCGTAGGTGCCGAACTGGATGGCCGTCGACTCGATGTAGCACGACGACGATCGTCCTGTCGTGGTGCTGCCAGTGCTCGCGGACAGCGTTCCGGGGTGCGTCGAGTCCGAGTTCGCCGTGTTGGCCGTGACGCCGGCCGACGCACCTGACGAGAGCGTGGAGAAGTCCCCGGCGCTGCACCCCTCCGTCCAGAACCGAGCCATCTTGAGCGGGTTCGGCGACCACTCGACCGTCACCGTCGATCCGGCCCCGGCGTCCGTCACCGTGACCTGATTCCCTGCCGTGAACACCCGCTCGTTCGCGAGGTTCGCGCTCGTTCCGAGCGTCACGAACGACGCGCCGAGCGCCGACTTCACCGCCTTCTGCGTCGGAATCAGGAGGTCGCTGTTCGCGGCCATCGTCGCGTCCGTGTCGACGCGGCTCGCCTTGAGGTCGATCGCCCGGTCCTGACTCACGTGACCTCCGCGTAGAAGGCGCTGAACGACAGGTTGGCGTTCCCGGCGTACACCCGCAGCTTCGACCCGCTCGCCATCGACAGGCCGAAGGTGATCTTCATGGTGTCGTTCGCGGCGATCGGCACGTCGTAGTACAGATACTGGCTCGTCGCGTCGGCAGCGCCGGCGGGGGCGACCGAGATGCGGAACGTGGTTGCAGACCCACCGCGATTGCAGACGATGACCGTGGAGACGACGACCTGCGTCGTGGTCGTCAGCAGGTCCGTGAGCGTCGTCGCGCTCGTCGCAGCCTGCACCGGGTCTTTGTAGGTGATCGCCATAGGTCAACTGCCCCCGAAGAACCCCGGAACGAACCCCTCGCCGCCTCCACCACTCGACTCGCACGACCCGTCGTGGTCGGGCTCGGCCATGATGAGCCACAGCGTCATCTCCTCGACCTCGCCGTCGGCGGGGATGACGTACTTCTCGACCTTCACCAGCACCGAATGCCACGTCCCCGCGACGCGGTCCTCGCCGATGCCACGGATGTCGTACCCCGCAGGGTAGTCGCTCCCCGCCCCCGTGCTCACGCCGGCGTACTTCCAGTCAGCGTCGTTCTCGTGCGTCGGGGGGTTCAGCACCGTCACCGACGTCCCCTCGAAGTCGAACGTCGGATCGTCGTTCTGCTCGTAGGTGAACACGCCAGCCGAGTACCCCGTGATCTTCACCGGGACGCCCTTGTACTCGAAGATCCCGTCGCCCAAGTCCGTCGGCGTCACGCCCGTCGTGAACGAACCGCCCGACACCGTCGCGTTCAGGAGGCACCACGTCTCGTCCGACCCGGTCGCCACGCCGAGCCCTGCCGGGTACTTCAGCTCCTTCACCTTCGCCATGACGGCTGGCCACCACGTCCTCACCTCGTTGGTGAACTCCGCGATGTTGGCGTACGACTTCCTGAAATCGGCGCTCAACACGCGCACCGACGCGGGGTCCATGCCGTAGGTTGACTTGGTGTCGTTCATCAGAAGATCGAGAGGTCGGTCGACTCGTACAGGAGGTCGTTCGCGACCTTCCACGACGACGTGTCCCAGTACGCCCGCTGCTGGTAGAAGCCGCCCGAGACGGCCTTGAAGTGGAACGCGCCGGTCCAACGACCGGTCGAGCCGGTCCCGTCCGAGATCATGTCGAACTCGGCCCCGACGAACCGGCATGTGTTCGCGGCGAGCGACAGCCCGATCGTGTTGATGACGAGCGTGTCGTCGTTCACCTTCCCGAGCGCCGCGAGCTGCGCCGACGTGATCGGGTACGTGTCGTAGGTCCGCACGTCCATGATGTTCAGCGTGCGACGCTCGTAGGGGTAGGCCACCGGCGGAAGATACGCACGCTGCGTCCCGGATGCGTCGAGCGGAAGGAGGTAGAAGTCCGTCGCGCCGGGGCTCCCCGAGTACGGGAGCCCGTTCGTCTTGCTCGCGCTCGACTTGATGAACACGTTCGTCAGCTCGACCTCGAACCGGAAGTTCTGGCGGATCGCCGCCGACTCGCGGTTGAGGTTCCACGGGGAACGGTAGAACACCTGCGTCACCAGCCACCGGCTGATCCCGTCGTAGGTCACCTGCTCGCTCTGGAGCGGCAGGTTCGGGATGACGTGGTGGTACTCCCAGTCGACGCCCTGCGCCGTGTGCAGCGCCGTCAGCGCCGCGTCCTGCGTCGTCTGGCCCTTCACCAGGCTGACGCGGATGGCGTAGTCGTTGAACTGGCTGGCGATCCCGTATCGGAGCGTCGAGCCGGGGATGTCCAACTCGATCGTTGCGACGGCCATGTCAGTTCACCATCTGCGAGAGCATCTGCTCGATGCGGGTCAGGGAGTTGAGGATCGAGACGAGCGTGGTGGACTGGTCGAAACCGTTCAGGTTCGCCGGGGCGTTCGCGGCCTGCTGCTGGTACGGCACGTTCGCGTTCGGCATGCGCGAGTCCGAGTCGGCACGGAGCGACGATTCCGGCATCGGGATGAGCGGGGGGAGATGGTCCTCCGGCACATCCTCGATCTTCTCGAACTTCGACAGCTTCGGGTATCCGTCGTTGGGCATGGGCTACACCGCGCTCCCGAGCGTCCCCTCCATGTCGGCGGGGCTCGTGTTCGTCACCTGAAGGACGCAGAGGCACGACACCGCCTCGTCGCTGTGCGCCCAGTCGACCACCAACGCCTCGATGACGACGTAGGCCGAGAAGGTCCGCGCCGAGCCGACGTTGATCTTCACGGCCCACGTCCCGTTGTTGGACGTGTCGTCGAGCTGCGTGAACCCGAACGCCTGCTCGGCGAGCATGTGGCCCTGAATGGTGATCTTGGTGTTCGGCAGGAGGTTGGCCTCCCACGCGGACGCCTGGTCGCCGTCGCCGGTCGTCTCTCGCATCCCGTTCTGCGAGGCGATGCGGAATCGCTGCGCCTGCATGCGCACCTTGCCCTGCGCCACGCCGACCGCATCGGTCTTGCCCCCGCCGATGGCGGGGAGCATGAGGCCGCTGGTCACTGTTCCGGGCTTCGCGAGACTGACGATCGTCGCCATAGGTGGTCACTCAGGACTGCGCGCCGACGACGGTCCATGTGGTCGACGTGTTCGACCCCGTGTTGATGTAGACCTTGCTGTTGGAGTCGGAGCACCGAATCCAGATGCAGCCGCCCGCGTATCCGGCGACGCTGTTGGACGGCGCGGCCGTCGACCACACCATGAGGCGACCGCCGAAACCGAGCATGGACTGGAGCCAGTTGAGCAGATTGTGGGGGGACATCGCTTCGTTTTCCTATGTATTGGGTTGTCAGTACTGGACGCCGTTCACCGTCACGTTGGGATAGGGCTTCCGCAGCCACGGCGTGTCGCTGCGGTCCCCGTTGTAGCCGTAGGTCGTCACCGAGGTCGTCCGCCGGTCGATCGCGACGCTCGCGGACAGCCTCTCCATGAACACCGCCTGGTGGGACTGCACCATCTTCGGCTCCGCCAGCTCGCTCGCCGCGTACCGGCAGGCCGCGATGATCGTGTCCGCGTGCAGAGCGCCGCCGGGGGGGTTGATCCCGCTCGTCACCGCGTCTTGAACGCAGTAGTAGCGGAACGACAGAACGATGTCGTCGTCCTGCGGCGCGGGGTAGAGCAGGATCTCGAACGCCGTCGGGATGTCGGGCACCCCGTCCGCGTTCGTGTCGTCCTCGTCGGACTTCGGGAGGATCGTCGCGATCCGCGTCCTCGCGCCCGTCTCGTTCTGCTGCATCGCCTTCCGGAACTGCGAGTCCGAGACGATCCGCACCGGCTCCCAGTCCGCGTAATCGCTCGGCCACGTCAGCGACCCCTCCAGCATCCCGCCGAAGTCGTCGGGGAGGTCGTATGCCACCTGGTCCGCGACGGTCAGGATCGACCCGCGCGGGGAGAGGAAGCTCCATTGGTGGCCGACCTTCTCGCCGGGGAGCGGCGGCGGCGCGTAGAATCGCCTGAGACCGGCCCGCACGAAGCGGTCCACCTCTGCCTGCTCCGACGCCGACAGCGAGGAGTACGTCGTCGAACTCATCCCGCAGAACCGCGCGACGAACGACTGAAGCTCCGCCGTGGTGAGGTTGAGCGTCGACTGTGCCACGTTCCAGATATCGGCCGCATGGTCGCGCGGCGTGACCGCCGACAAAAGGACCGGCCGCCCAACGCCATGCTGGTACGGCCGGTCGCAAGGAGACGATGGTCTGGCTGCTTAGCCGATGCGTTCCTTCGCCTTGTCGACGTCCGCGTCCCAGTCGCCGCCGATGGCGTCGTACTGGGACTTCACATCGGCGAGCTTTTCTGGAGTGACCTCGCCTTTCGCCTGCATCGCGGCGAGCGTGTCAAGTCCGATTGAAACGAGCGAGATGATCTGGTCGGGAGTCAGCTTCACTTCGTGCCCCCTTCGTAGGTCTTGGCGAGTTCGGTCAGGCTGCCCTTGGCGATGTCGAGCCAGTCCTCGAACTGGTCGCCGCCGTCGGGAAGCTGGGTGTAGGCCACGTCGAGCGCCCCGCGCCCGACCTTCTCGACCTTGTCGAGCTCGATCAGCGTCTTGTCGTCGACGACCTCGTTGGCGTGGAGCGAGAGGACGACCTTGCGGGCTGCGTTGAAGCCTTCCGCCGTCGAAGTCCAGCGAGCCGTTGGTGTCGTGCCGCAGCCAGAAAGGAACACCGTGAGCGCGGCGAGGCCGCAGAGTGCCGTTCGGATCATGCTGATACCTCAAAAAGTGTTTCGGTCGGTTGCCCGATGCGTGCCCGAGCGATCTCGACGTACTCGGCCTCGCGTTCGATGCCGATGAATCGGAAGCCCTCGGCGATCGCTGCCTTGCCCGTGCTTCCGCTGCCCATGAACGGGTCGAGCACAACGCCGTTCGGCGGCGTGACGAGTCGGCAGAGGTAGCGCATCAGGTCGGTGGGCTTGACAGTTGGATGGTCACACGGCTGCCCGGCGTTTCCGCTTATTTTCCACTGCGTTGGCGATGCAGCACGCTCGACACCACGGGGAGATACCGTCCACTCGCTTGTAATAGTGAGACACGGGACGCTCGTCACCGCACTTTCGGCAAGGCTTCCACCACTCGCCGTCTCGAACTTGGCAACCGCTGTGGATCCGCTTGTGCCGCAGCGCATCAACCAGCTCAAGGTTCTCGATTCGATTGTCGAGCTTGTCACCGTTTCGATGGTGAATCTGCTGCCCTTGTGGCACTGGCCCATTGTGCCGCTCCCAAACAAGAACGTGTTCCATGCGGCCACGTCGTTGCACGGAGCACCAGACACGCCGATAACCCTTGGGATTGATCGTGCCGTATCCACCCGGAGCCGTGCTTTTTGGTCCTCGTTTTCCCATGAAGAGCATTGTACGGTAACTATCTCGATACCGTCAAGCCCGCAATTCCTATCTTGCTTGCTCGCCTTCGGGCAGTAGAAGAAGCGGGCGGCGGAGCCTGTTCCAGCGTCTCGCAGGTGCCCAGCCTCTCCAGCCATTCCCCATCCGTCTCCATCGACGCGATCGCCTCGTTTTAGCGTGCGTGAGGGTCCGCTGCCGTTGCTCTCCGGGAAGCACCGCAGCACCTCCTCGCTCCCGTCGTGGATCAAATTGCTAGGCCATCTTCCTTGATCCGTGGTACCAGCACACACGCTGCCTTGTAGGCCGTCTCGGTATACGCCGTTCCCGTTCCTCCGATTGCTCACAACAAGAGGCCTTGATGGTTCCGCTCCAACCCTACACCCATCCACGTTCAACGCCCCTGTCCCGTGCGTGAGCACGTTCTCCGCGACGGTGCCGACGAGCGGCTTGCGGGCGACGGTGATCGGCTCCAACGCGGGCTTGAGGGCGGTGCCCCAGCCGTGCCAACGGCGGGCGGCGTCGGTGTGTCCACCAGAACGCAATTCGCCCGAGTGCCCTACACCATAGACACTTCCGTCGCCTCTACGATCGGTCGAATAGCCGATCAACCGACGCTCATCTTCGCTGTATCCCAGCAAGTCAGCTAACTTGGTTCGATAAACCGCACTAGGAACGATGAACTCTACTGGTCCACCTGCTGCTCGCGCGCGCCCTTCTTCCCAATCCCGCACGCTTGACGTAGTGCATCCGATGGACCGAGCGACGTGTTCACGAGAAAGCCCCGATGCGTTTCGTTTGGTTCGCAGCAGAAGCGACTGCATTTTCGGAGACATACCACCAGCGTTGTCGATCGCCTTCGACACGTCCAGACTTTTCGGAAATCCGGTGGCGTATACCCACGCGATCATGTCGCGGATCTCGAAACCGGCGTCCTCGATGCGACAGCACATCCGGTGCTGCGTCCTCGTCCCGGCGAACGCCAGCAGGTGACCGCCCGGCTTCAACACGCGAAGGCACTCCGACCACACGTCCACGCCCGGCACGTCGTAGTCCCACCGCTTGCCCATGAACGACAGGCCGTACGGCGGATCGGTCACGACCGCATCCACGCTGGCATCGCCCAGCGTCCGCAGGACCTCCAGACAGTCCCCGTGATGGAGCGCAACGCGGCTCATGACGAGAACTCCAGCATGGCTTGTGACTGGCAATCGCCGATGCGCTCCTTGGCGATCTCTACGTACTCGGCGTTCAGTTCGATCAGCGTGGCCGCGCGCCCATGCTTGATCGCGACCATTCCTGTCGTGCCGCTGCCCCCGAACGGGTCAAGGACCGTACCTCCAACCGGGCATCCGGCAAGTATGCAAGGCTCGATCAGCTTCGGCGGGAACGTGGCGAAGTGTGCTCCCTTGAACGGCTGCGACGAGACGGTCCAGACTGAGCGGCGGTTTCGGTGTGTGGCTTGTTTGGCCGCCTCACTGCCTAGATACTTGCTCATGTGGTTCTGCGGTCCATTGACGTATCCGCGTTCTTCGTTTCCGTTCCAGCCAGATTGATTGCGTTTGACGCTGCTCTCCTTGAGTTCCTCACTGATCGCCTTCGCGTCGAAGTAGTACCGCTCCGCCTTCGCCATCAGAAACACGTACTCGTGCGCCTTCGTGCAGCGGTCGCGCACGCTCTCTGGCATCGGGTTCGGCTTGTGCCAGATGATGTCCTGACGCAGCCACCATCCGTCGGCCTGCAACGCGAAGGCGACGCGCCACGGGATGCCGATGAGATTCTTCGGTGGCAGTCCGAAGCGCGTCTTGTCCACCGCATGCCCGTGCCCCGCGGCAAGCGTCGCCCGGTAGGTCTCGCCCCGGTTCGCGCCGTGTAAGCCAGACTTCTTGGAGACGCCGCCTTCCTTCACGCCGCAGGCCGAAGCCACGTAGCTATCCCCAAGGTTCAACCACAGCGTCCCGTCGTCGCGCAGCACCCGGCGAACCTCGCGGAACACATCGACCATCTTGGCGACGTACGCATCTGGCGTCTCTTCGAGTCCGATCTGACCCTCGCATCCGTAGTCGCGAAGGCCGTAGTACGGGGGCGACGTGACGCAGCAGTGAACACTGGAGTCGTCCAGCGTGCGCAGAACGTCGAGGCAATCGCCGTGATGGAGCGCGACGCAGCTCAAGGCTTCGCTGTCTCCTTCGGAGCCTTCGCGCGCTCCAGCTTGGTCTGGCGGACGTCCATCGCGTTGAACTGGAGCGTGATGTCGGCCTTCATCGTGGCGATCTCCTGCCGGATCGGGTCCATCGCCTTCGAGACGGCCTCCTCGATCGCCTTCGCGTTCGCCTGTCCGCCGCCGCCGATCGCGCCCTGCGCCCACGTCGTTAGGAACGGCTGCCCGAAGAGCAGAGCGCCGATGATCAGCCACGCCACGGGCGTCGGAATGAAGATCGTGAACCCGCCCCGCGTTGGCTTGATGCTCGGTGTCTGCATGTCATCGCCGTTCCCCGACGAAGCGTCGTCGGACTCCGACGGGATGACCGCAGCCTTCCTCTTCGTGAAGGCATTCATCAGGACATGCGCGAGATTGTGGTGGATCGGCGCTGACGTCATGTCAGCCCCCCGTGCCCGTGGTGTTGCACCCGAACTCGCACGACTCCTCGCCGGTCTGCGAGTTGATGCGGAAACGCACCCACGCGACGCCCGCCGTGCCGCACGTCGTCGTCGCGACGTTCGCGCAGTCGAGGAGCGTCATCCCGTCGGCGTAGGCGAACTCCACCGGGTCCGTGACGAGCGTCAGCGCCTCGTACTCCGACGACGACGCCGAGATGATCTCGACGCCGTAGGCGTGGAGCTTGACGTCCACGACGGGGAGCGGGGCGTCCTGGGCGACGGGCGAAAGGGCGATGGCGAGCGACGCGAGCAGATTCGATGCGAGCATGGTGTCTCCTTGGATTTGGAAAAAGGCCCCGCCCCGGTGTCCCGAGGCGAGGCCGAGCGGTGGGAAGTGGATCAGCCGAGTTCGACCATCGTGCCGATGTAGTCGACCGACAGGATCTTGGTCGCGCCAGCGCCGCAGGTTCCGGCGAGAGGCGTCATCGCCTTCGCCGCGAGCGTCGCGTGCGTGATCTCGGAGACGAGGCGGCCGTCGACGTAGATGCGGCTGACGGTCGGCCACGTCTTGACGCCGATCCGGTACCAGGTGCCTGCGGTGAGCAGTTTCTGGTTGGTCAGCGTGGTCGATGCGGTCGTGCCGTCGGACGCCACGACGTCGATGTAGTCGTCGGACTGGAGCAGGACGCCAGCGCCGTGGACGCTCGATGCGAGGCCGGACGACGTGGCTGTCGCGTTCTGGTCCGCGATCACTTGGCACCAACCGATGAAGTAGGTGCCTGCGGTGACGAACTTGATGTACGCCTCCATCGTGATCGGACGGGTGTCCGACGGCATGAAGTGCGCCACCTCCATCTGGATGCGAGCGCCCGAGGACGATCCGGGGGTCGACGTGATGACGCCGGGGTGTCCGGCGACGGTCGCGGTCGCGGCCGCGAGAGCGCCCGAGTTGGACGCGCCTTCCGCGCGGCCGACCCACTTCGGCTTCGCCGCGTCGCCGGTCGCGCCGACGACCCACATGTGGTCGATGTCGACGCTCACCGCCGCCGGGGCGAGGGCGTCCGGAGGGAAGAGGATGCTGTTTGCGTTGTACTTGATGGGATGGGACATGTTCTTCCTTCCTTAGCTGGTGAGGGCCGAGAACGACATCGCGCTCGCCGAGTCGGAGAGCACGAAGTTCTTGCGGCGGTCGGTGCAGCGGATGTTGACGGTCGTGTCGATCGAGGTCGAGGACACGAGCGGCTGGAGGGCGTTCTGCCCGATGCCGATGGTCGTCTCCGCCATGTAGTTGCCTTCGAGGAACACCGGCTGGAACGAGTTCCAGTCGAGCCCGAACACGGGGTTCTGGTTGCAGAGGTCCAGGTACGGCGCGTAGATCACCGGCATCCGGTGGAACGTCGCCTGGTTGTCCATCGGCGCGCCGTCCTTGCCGAGGTTGTCGTTCTGCTGCATCAGGACGTATTCGAGCTTGTTGATCGTCGCCTCGTTCACGAAGAACTCGTATCGGGGCGACCCGGCCGCGTACTGGGGCACCCCCGCCGCCGGCAGGCTCTTGAACCCGGACTTCCGGATCGCCTTGCGCCACAGCGTGATGAGGTTCGTGTCCGCGCCGGTCGTGTCGATCGTCGAGTACTTGCCCGAGCCGTTTGCCCATCGGGTCACGGTGGCCGGGTTGATGCCAGCGACCGTGGTGAATCCCGTCGGGAGCCCGGTGTTCAGCGCGAACGTGCCAGCCGTCGCCGAGTTGTCGTAGACGATGTACACGCCCACGCCCCACATGTTCTCGTCGTCGGCCGAGCCGGGCTTGCCCCAGAACTGCACCTCCATCAGCTCCGCCAGCGCGACGAGCGCGTCCGCGCGGCGGGTCTTGACGAGGTCCACGATCCGGGTCTCGCTCGACGAGTTCATCAGGAACTCGTTCTTGTCGAAGACGTACCCGCTGGTGACGTGGCGCCACGGCGCGTTCGCCGTGGTCATCGTGTCGCCGACGTTGATGTCGTTGGAGCGGTAGAGGCCGGTCATGCGGGCGTTGCCCGACGTCTGCCTCTGGACGTTCCACTGGATGCCGTACCCGCCGGAGAACCCGACCTTCTTCTTGTCGAGGATGCGGGGGAGCGCGATGTGCTCCTGAAGGTTGGACATGATGTCCGTCCACTTCAGGCGACCGAGGTCGCGCAGGGTCGTGGTGATGAGATCGTTGATCTGGTCTGCCTGCAAAGGCATGTGCTACCTCACTTCTTGTAGGACCGCAGCTTCGCGCCGACCGATGCGTACGCCCGTTCCGGACCCTCCGGCATCTCGGGCTCCCGCACCGCCGACGCGCGCGCGGTGAAATTCGACTGTCTCTTGGCGATCGCCGCCGATCGGGCGTCCTTCGGGAGCGACCCGAACTGCATGGCGATCGCGCGCCTGACGAGTTCCGCATCCGGCGGAACCGCCTTCCCCTGCGCCTTCATCCCGGCGCGGAGGGTCTCGACATGCTCCCGGACGGCTCGGCGGTTGTCCGCGTGCGCGCTGTCCGGATCGACGAAGCGGCCGTCGCCGAACGTCGAGCCATGCCCCGAGGCGATGATGTGGTCGTCGATCGCGTCAGGGACGCGCCCGACATGGGCCTTCACCTCGGCAAGCTCCCTCTGGAGCGACTTGACCATCGTCGCGAGATCCCCGTCGGCGGTCCCTGTCCCGCCGGTGTCTGGATCTGCGGTCGTCCCGTCGCCCCGACTGTGTTCCTTCGCGTCCGCCTTGCCGGCTTCCTTGCCCGGCGAACTCAACCCCTCCCGCATCGTCCCGATCCGCGTCACGAGCCCGTTCAGCGCGAGCACCTTCGCCTCGTCCGGCGAGAACCCCCACTGCATCGCCTGCTCGATCGCCGACTGCGCGGCCTCCGGGACGGGAGTCTCGTCCCCCTCCTCGAACTCCACGTCGTCGACCTGCGACACGGGCTCCGAGATGTCGAAGCGATCCCGCGCCGCCTTGTCCGCCTCCGTCTCGGGGCGAACCGCACGCTCCAGAAGACCTGACTCGACATCCGCCATGTATTCCTTGTCGTCCATCAGCTATAGCCTTCCTTGTCGATGTACCCGTATGCCTTCATGGCCTTACGACGGTGCGCCGCGTTGTCGAGGATCGCGCGGCCGTCTCGTCCGAAGTTGAGGTTCACGCCACGTTTGCGCGCGTCGGCCATCGCGGCGGGGATCTCCTCCGGGGAAACGCCGAGGGCGCTGGACTCCATCGGCCACTCGGCGCCGCAGAAGGCGTTCCCGCCCGGACGCGACCACTCGGCCCGCAAGTCCCGGTAGAGAATCCGCCCGCCGTCCTCGATCTGCCCGTCCCTTTCGCGCTCGGCGTGTTCCGACATGGACATCGCCAGCTCGACCGGCTGGTCATCGTCCGTCCGATAGCAGTACCTCGGCATGTCCCACCTTATCGGCAGGCGTCACGCTTCCTGTGAGCGCATGAAAAAGGCCGAGCCGCATCCATGCGTGCCCGGCCTCTCAGAGAGGAGTTTGGTCCGTCAGCCGGGAGCGTACAGCTCCTCGCGCTCGATCGCCACCATCGCCTTCAACTCCTCCGCCGTCGCACGGCTCCGGAGCATGTCCATCGCGCCGAACTGCCCGTGTTGGCACATCACCCGGAACGACCTCAGCCGCTCCGAGACGCCATCCCCGCCTGCTGCTCTGTCACCCCGCCCCCCGACAGCACCTGCTGGAGCACGCTCGACCTCGCCTCCGGCGTCCCCCCAGTCGAGACGCTCTTCCTCACGTACTCGCGTCGCGTCCGGTTCCCCAGCGGAGCGCCCCGCGTCATCTGCCCAGGTGGAGCCCCGCCCTCCTCGCTTCCCCCGCTTGGGCTTCCGCTTTCCTGACCCGGCGGCACCGGCGGAATCCCCGCCGGCACCAGCAGATCCCTGATGTCCTCGTTGTTCGCCAGGTCCGCGATCCGGTCGAACGCACCCTTCACGTCCACCATCAGCCCCTGCGCCTGCACCGCCGGGTACATCGCCGCCGCCTTGTCCAACGCCAACATCAGGCTCTTCAGCCTCTGCGCGTTGCTTTCCTCCTGCATCGACCCCGGCACGATGTCGAGATTCATTTCGATCCACGTCGCCTCCTCGCGGTCCTCGGGCCGCACGTCCACCGGAATCCTGATCCCCGATCCCCCGATCTCCTTCTCCACCATGTACGTCCGCACCGGGTCGTACCAGACATACGTCGCGACATGGGTCAAGATCCGCTTCGCCCACGCCACCACCGCGCCCTGCATGTCCGCGATCGTCTGGCTCGCGCTTGCACGGATCATCTCGTCCTGTCCGAGCGTGTCGGCCACCTCGCCCAATCCGCCCTGCGCCACCAAGTTACCGGCCATGAAGCTGAAGTTGTCGCGCAGGTTCATCGCGAACGCGAGGCTCGCCTGGTCGATCCCGCCGAACTTCATCTCCCGCGCCGCGTCCGGGCGCTCGACCGGCACCAGCTCCCCGTCCGACGAGTCCTTGATGCTCGCCGCGTCCTTCTCGTTGCCCATCTGCACCAGGCCCAGCACCTTCTGCCGCGCCTGCTGCCTCATCAGCTTCCGGAACGTCTGGTTCATCGCGTCCGACAGATCCCGAAGGTTCGCCAGCGGAGACAAGCCCATGAGCCACTTCCCCTTCCCGAACCACAGCGGCACGTACGGACCGTCCTCCGGGCAGTCCAGCTCCCGCTCCGCGATCGGCGACCCGATCACCTGACCGCCGTCGTCGCACAGGAACGTGTACAGGCACCGGTCCCGCATCATCCAGATGTCGTAGAGCCCCACCATCGGCTCCGCGTACCGGTCGCTCGACCACCCCACGCCCTGCTTCGACAGATCCTGCGTCCGCTCCACCCCGAACTCGTCGTAGAACGTCTGGTTCTCGGTCTCCGACAGATCCCGCTCCGTCACCTTGAACATCTTGGACCCCAGCACCGACCCCTTCGGCAGCGAATACCGGTTCCCGACGTACTGCATCGACTCCCACGAGTTCGACGACAGGTCCACCACCAGATCCTCGAAGTCGATCGCGTCCGCGTACGGCAACCCCGCATCATGCAGGTACCCCGCCGCCTCGTCGAGCCCCGCCTCCGTGATCCCGCACTTCATCACCGACAAGGGGCTCAACAGCGCGTCCACCACCACCGCCTCCATCGACTTCCCGAGCCCCATCTCCCGCACCACGTTCTCCAGCACCAGCTCAAAGCTCCGCGCGACCGGCCGAACCTCGCGCCTCCGGCTCGTCACCCGCGCCTTCGGCGCCCTCGCGATCAGGTTCCGCGACCACACGCGGAGCGTCAGCTCCATCATGTTCAGCGGCATACGCTCCGGGACCGCCGACTCGTTCCAGTGACCGCCCAGCACGATCCGCACCAGCTCCAGCCGCTTCCGACGGTACTGCGCCATCCCCTGACGGGACCACCGGATCGCCGTCCTCAGCCTGTCGATGTCGCGCCGAGCCATGTCACCAGCCTTCCAGCTCTCTCGACGCCGCCAACGCACGCCGACGCGCCATCAGACGCATCCCGAACGCACCCAGCGGCCTCTCCTCGATTATCGGCGAACCCGCCCTCAGCCCCGATCCGCCCATCCCCACCGCGCACAGCGCCAACGCGCTCGCACGGTCCCCGTGGTTCGACCGCGCCGCCCCGTTGTCGTCCGTCCTCGCCCCAGAATGCTCCACCGTCCCCGTCTTCGTGTACTCGAAACACCGCATCTCGTCGATGCACTCCCTGCTCCGCACCGTCAACCCGCCCGAATACACCATCTGCCTGAACAGCCCCAGCATCCACTCCTTCGACTGACCGTTCATCGACAGCCCGAGCTTCGTCGTCGAAGGCACCCCCATCTCGTCCTCCCGCTTCCGCATGTAGAACCGCCGGTACCCCAGCCCCCACATCGCGCTGCAGAACACCTGACCCGGCCCGGCGTTCTCGAACACGCACAGCGCCGGCCCGCTCCTCCCCGTGAACCACTCACCCCACCCGCACGCCAACGCCGCCAACTGGTGCGGCAGCACCTTGGAATCGCAGAACTCCGCCACCTGCTCCCCCGTCGAGCAGTCCACCACCTGGATCACCGAGTTCGTGCTCCCGATCCCGCTCGACACGTCCACGCCCATCACATAGTCCCGATCCCGCGGCCAGCACCCGTTCATGTCGAAGCTCGACCACAGCCTCGCCCCTCCGTGCGCGTCGTCCCTCCACTGCAACACCTCCCCCGTGTCCGCATTCACCTGCAACACGCCCGTCCTCAGCGCCCTCCTCGAATACTGCGACAGCGACGCCAGACGCATCGGGTCGAAATAGCTGCTCGTCGCCGCCTGATAGTCGATGTCCAGCTCCCGCGCCGCCTCGGCGGGGCTCACGCACCGACCCACCTCCCGGTCGTACCACGCGCTCGCCAGCTTCCCGTTCGGCTTCCGATACAGCCCCCGCGCCTTCTCCGGATGACGCCACCACGGCAACGTCAGCTTCCGAATCCGCGTCCCCAACGCCAACTGCTCGAACGCACCCGACTGCCTCGCCAACGTCGACGGGAAGATCCGGCTCGGCGTCACGTCCCGCGTCGACCCCATCACCGCGAACCCCATGTTCCGATCGAACGCCGCCAGCTCGTCCGCCAGCAACGCCGTCAACCGCCCGCCCCTGAACATGTTCCCCGTCGGGGCCTCCCCGACGAAGATCGACCCGTTCTCAAGGTTCGCCAACGTCATGTGCTTCTTCGCGACATCCCTCCCACGACCCGGCAACATCCACATCGGCAGCCGATCCACCAAGAACCGAACCTTGAAGAAAAGACTCTTCGGATCACTGCCATTGTCAACATAGTCCTCCGTCCGGCTCGTCAGCCCGAACGCCTGCTCGAACTCGAACAGCCACCGCCTCACCATCGCCACCAACACCAGCCACGACACACCCATGTCGCGGCTCTTCTCGATCACCAGATCCTCGTTCCCCAAGCACGCATCCACCTCCAGCAACGCCTCGTCCTGGTACGGATACGTCACGAACGGCAGCGAACTCGGCTGACCCAGGCTCGGACGCGGCTCGTGCAGCCAACAGAACGCGTTCGCGAAGAACCGCACGTCACGACGGCACATCTCCACCAACTCGTCCGCCTGACGCTGACCCTCGTTCCCCCACCGAACCACCTCGCGACGCCACAACAGGTTCGCCCGCACGTCCTTCGGCACGCATCGGTACACCGCGTCGTCCATCAGGTAACCCCCGTCACAACACCCTCCGGCATCACAGGCTCCCTCAACTCCTCCTCCGTCCTCAACCGCAACTCCAAGCACCGCCCGATCATCTCACCGATCTCACCCAACCGCCTCCGCTCCATCCGCTCCTGCTCCTCCGCATTCCTGTTGATGAACACCTTCCCAAACACGTCCCGCACAAACACCAGCATCGCGTTCTTGTCGCTCTTCGCGAACATCAACATCGCCAACGCACTCCGACTCGGCGCGTTCGACTCAGCACCCTTCTCGTGCAGGTTCTCCATCACCCACCGCACGTCACCAGCATCGTCCACCTGCGGAGGCTTCACCTTCAACCCCACTCCCGCAGCCTCGATCACCTCGCTCAAGGGAGGGGAGGATTGGGGCAAGTGGGGGGCTAGATACGAAACCTGCGAACTGACGGTGGGGGTCTGGCTCAAATCTGCGGCGGCGCGGGCAGCCT